GCACCATGATCGTCAAAGCCGCTGACTGGGTAGAGCTGTCGCTCGTACCCGTCGGAGCATTTGGCGACGCAGCCGCCATCACCGAAGTCGCCGCAAGTATCCACCAACCCGAAGAAGAAATCGGCAATACTGAACAAGAGACCCCACAAGAGGAGACACCAGCAATGGAAAACGCACCAGTCGTCGAGGCCGCCGCAGTCGAGGCCGCGATCCCAACCGCACCAATCCCGGCACAGCCGAAGCGCAAGTTTGACCTGCCAACCGCAGGCGAATACCTCGCCGCAATGCACATCGGTGGCGAAACGTTCCGCAACGTCGCAGCAGCCGCCCGCGACTTCGCACTTTCGCGCCAGTCGGCACTTCAGGCAGCCGCAGGTGACACCCTCACCACCGATACGCCTGGTTTGCTCCCAGTCCCAGTTCTCGGCCCTGTGTTTCAGGATCTGAACTACATCCGCCCAGTCGTTGCAGCAATCGGCGCCCGCGCCATGCCAGACGGTGGCAACCAAAAGACGTTCATTCGCCCAACGTGGACAACGCACCCGTCGGTCGCAACCCAGTCAACCGAATTGACGGGCGCATCGGCCACCACCCCGGTCATCGCATCCAACGTCATCAGCAAGACCACCCTCGCAGGTCAGGTCACGCTGTCGGTGCAGGACGTCGATTTCACGAGCCCGGCCGCAATGGAAATCATCCTCCGCGACCTCGCAGGCCAGTACCTGCTCGCATCCGACAACATCGCCGCAGACGCGATCACCTCGGGCGCATCGGCATCCGGATCGACCTGGACGTACAACACCACCGACCCGTCAACGCTCAGCGCCGCGATCTACGACGCAGCCGTCGACATTCTCACCGCCAGCAACTTCCTGCCTGACCACATCTTCGTGGCCCCTGGCGTGTGGAAGCTCCTCGGTCAGCAGCTCGACGCAGACAAGCGCCCGGTATTCCCATACGCAGGCGCCGCAGGTCTCATGGGCGTCAACGCAATGGGCAGCGCAAACGTTACGCAGCTCAACACGTTCAACCCATTCGGCCTCAACCTCGTCGCAGACCGCAACTTCGCGGCCAACACCATGGTCGTCGCCAAGGGCTCCGCAATTGAGTTCTACGAGCAGGTACGCGGCCTCATGTCGGTCGAAGTGCCGAGCACCCTCGGACGCACGTTCTCGTACTACGGGTACGTCGCAACGTTCATCGCCGACAGCGACCTCGTCAAGTCCATCACCGTCAGCCCGTGATCTGAAAGGTAGGCCCACAAAATGGCCACCTACACGGTCACACACAAGTACTTACTGGACGATTACGCCGTCCTACAGCTCCTCACCCCCTCCGAGGTAGTTGTAGGCGGCGCAATCACCGTCACAGGCGTCGACGCAACGTTCAACGGCTCCTACACCGTTTACGCGCTACCGCAATACCTGTATTTGGGTATCGACACCGAGGGCGACCTGATGTACGACTATCAGGTGCCGATCCAAAACCAGGTGCTGTACGCCAAGACCGCCAGCAACGTTGATCGCGTCGCATCCACCGGGTCGCTTGCATACACACCCGTTTGCACTTGGATCACCGCAACCAACATTGAGGATTGGCTAGGCATTGGTACCGCAACCGCAGGCGACGCAACGTTTTTGACGCAATGCGCCGCAGCTGCCAACCAATTCTGTTACCGACGCCGCCAAGAGGCCGGATACATTGACAGCGTTAGCGCTAGCCCATCAAGCGACGTCACCTTGGGCACGATCATGTACGGGGGCGCTTTGTACCGCCAGCGCGGCTCAATGGATCAGTTTGCATCGTTTGACGGCATGGCAACCGCCCCAGTCGTCGGCTTGTCTGGCATGGTGAAGCAGCTGTTGGGGATTGACCGCCCACAGGTGGCCTAATGCCCGTACCTGCTTACACCGACCTGTTCAACGAGGCCATTGACGACCTGACCGCAACCCTGCAAACCATCACAGGGCTACAAGTCGTCAACGATCCCCGCAACATCGTCCCGCCGTGCGCGTTCATTGACGCGCCATCGTGGGAAAGCTGGAACTACAACATCGTCAAGCTCACGTTCCCTGTCAAGGTGCTGACGCTCGGCCCAGCCAACCTTGACGCCCAACGATCGCTGCTCAACATTTGCGCCATGCTGTTAGCCAAAAACGTGGCCGTCACCGGGGGCCGTCCAACCGTGATTGACATTGGCGGCTCAATCCTGCCTGCCTACGATCTCACCGTCACCATGCAAGCCCAAACCAGCTAGGAGACCCCATGTACATCATCGTCAGCCCCCGCCTTGGAACACCAGGCGACAAGTTTGAGCCAGCCGACGGCATCAACGTGCAAGCACTCATCGACGGTGGCCTCATATCCACCGACAAACCAAAGAAGTCGTCTAAAGTCAAAGAAGCACCAGAGGAGAACTAAGCCATGGCAACCAGCGTCTATCTGTCAAACCCAAGCGTCACGATCAACAGCGTCGATCTCAGCGACCAATGCACCGCCGCCACCATCACCTACACCGTTGAGGCGTTGGAAAACACCGCATTCGGCTCCACGGCCCGCACCTTCACGTCGGGTCTTGCCAACAACAGCATCACGGTCACTCTTTACCAAAGCTACGCCGCCGCTGAGACCGAGGTGAGCGTGTACAACTTGGTCGGCACGACCACCAGCATCGTCATCAAGCCGTCATCCGGAGCTGTATCGGCAACCAACCCGTCATACACACTCGCCACGGCCTACCTTGAAAGCCATACCCCAATCAACGCATCGCTCGGCGAACTCTCCACGATCGACCTAACGTTCACGGGTGGCACGTTGACGAAGGCCACGTCGTAACCATGTTCTCGCCAGCCCAATCGGGCGGCGCTGAAAACAACCAAAGCAAGCCCGCGCTGGCGGAGCCTTGCCCGACGAAAGGTAACTAATGCGCGTCAAACTCAAAATCGACCTCAAAGACGGGCGTGAACCCCGCACAATGGTCACAAACATGCTCGCCATCGTTGAATGGGAAAAAACAGAGAACCGACGATCCGCAGACGGCAAAGGCATCGGTTTCGTTGACATGTGTTGCTGGGCATACATCCTGTGCAAACTTGCTGGCGACAAAGTGCCTGCAACGTGGCGTGAATGGGTCGCTGAACACCCGGACATGGAAATCACGCCGATCGAGGAAACCACCGACGAAACCCCTACCATCGCGGCACCTGGCGACGCTCCCTCGCTGAGGTCTTAGTTATGACGGGCTACTGGCCGCCGCAAGTGGAATTTGATACTCGAGACATGACCACCGTGTTCCATGTGCTTGAGCTGCAACAGCAACAAGCAAAGCGGGGCCGCTAATGGCAACCGTTGAGGTGATCGGCGTCAAACAAATGTTGCAAGACCTTAGGCAGATTGACCCTGAGGCCCGCAAACAATTCGCCAAGGATGCCAAACAAATTGCCAGCCCGATCGTGCTTGAGGCACAAAGCCGCTACCCGGCACAAGCCTTGTCAGGTATGCGGTATCGTTGGACGCAGAACGGCCGTCAACTGTTGCCGTGGGATCAGCGTAAAGCTCGACGTGGCGTACAGGTCAAAGTGGATGCTGGACGCAAAAAAGACGGCGTGGTAACGATTATTCAAAAAGACCCGGCGGCTGCGATCTATGACATTGCGGGCCGTGGCAACTCAAATCGCCTGGGTGATGCGCTGACCGCGTTTGCTGGCAACCCGTCGCGCGTCATGTGGCCGTCAGCCGAAGCGCACATCACCGACGTGCAGGACGAAATGACCAAAGCGCTTGAACAGGTTGCCAACGAGATAAATCGTAGAATTGCAACCATATGAGCATCCGCATACCCATCATTAGCGAATTCGACGACAAGGGTATTGCACGCGCCAAAAAGGAATTCAACAGCCTTGAGACGACCTCAGAAAAAGTCGGCTACGGCATGGAGAAAGCGTTCGTGCCTGCAATCGCAGCTGTCGGTGCACTCGCTGCCGGTCTTGGAATGGCCGCTAAAGCGGCTGCCGAAGATGAGGCGGCACAAGCCGCACTTGCCGTACAGCTCCAAAATTCGACAGGTGCCGGGCAGGAACAGATCGCCGAAGTTGAGAAAGCGATCAGCGCTATGTCACGCCAGGCCGCAGTCGCTGATGACGTACTGCGCCCCGCATTTGCAGCACTTGTCCGTGGTACAAAAGACATAAACGAAGCTCAATCCCAAATGTCGCTCGTGCTCGATATCAGCCGGGCAACATCCATTGACGCAACCACCGTCGCCGACGCGCTCGCCAAAGCGTACGAAGGCAACTTCAAGGCCCTGCGATCGCTCACGCCCGAAATGGCAAACCTCATCCGTGAGGGTG